CAGCGTCGCCGATATTGAAACCCAGCATTTCCCGGACGGCTCACCGTATCAAACAAATTTTTATTTTACCACGAAAGAGAGGTTCTAAACCATGAGCGAAACCAGAGCTGCAAGCACCAACGCCGCAGAGATCGACAACAGCGAAAATATTATTCTGGGCAGCGGCGACCTGTTCATCGTCGAGTATTCGGGAACTATCCCGGAGGACGCGACCATCGAAGCCGACGACAACCGCGCGGGCAACATCAAGGGCGGCGCCACCGACAGCAAGACCGTGGAGGACGACAAGGGGCGCGTGAAGAAAACCGTCCTGACGTCCGAAACCGTCACCCTGAAAACCGGGCTGATCACGTGGGCAAAAAGGTGGATTCAGGCGCTTGTGCAGACTGCCCGCATTGATGAAACCACCAAAGCGGGGCACCGCATTTTCAAGATCGGCGGGCTGTCGAACAACCAGAAGAAAAAATACTTGTACCGCTTCGTCCACACCCGCGACGATGGGCGCAAGCTGCGCGTGACTGTCACCGGTAAGAACACCGGCACGCTGTCGCTGGCGTTTGACCCGGACAACGAAACCACCGTGGACGGTGAGATCACGGCGGACACCCTCGACAAAGAGGGCACGCTGGTCATCGTGGACGACGAACTTGTGACCGAATAAGGGGGCTTTATCGTATGTTTTCCGTTGCGAACGTAAAACCGCGCTATTTTGAGTTCCAGCAGCCCGGCGGCGACAATGTGCTGAAGATTGAGCCACCGAAAGTGAAAACCCTGCGCGAGCTGGAAGAAGCGGGCAGCGACGACCGCAAGCTGATTGCAGCCGTTGCAAAAATCATTGCCAAAAATACGGCTGGCTACCGGGTCACGCCGGAAATGGTGGAGGACTGGATGGACGTTGACCAGCTTGTCAGCTTCATTTCCGCGTTTATGGATTGGCTGCGCGCCGAAAGGAAAGCTGACCCAAACTAAACACCCCCTATTACCCTGAAAAGGGTACGGAGGGGGTGCACTTCGACATTTCCACCGTGCGCGAACACGCAGTAGCGGAATATGCGGGAATATCCCTTTTTCAAGTCCAGAATCTCATGATTCTGGACTTTTGGGCGTTATTGCACGACGCTATTGTTTATAACCGCGCACAGACGCCGGACGGTCGCAAGTGGCTGAAAAATGCCTGGCGTCTTACGCAGACCGAGCCGGAAACGGCGAAACTGCACAAAAAATACGGTTGAAGGGAGGAATAAAACATGGCATCAAAGGGCATCAAGGGCATCACTGTCGAATTTAACGGCGAAACCCAAGGGCTTGACAAAGCGCTGCAAACGGTAAACACAAACGCCAAGAAAACACAAGCCGCCCTGCGCGACGTAGACAAGGCGCTAAAGCTCAACCCCAGCAGCACCGAGCTGTTGACGGAAAAGCAAACCGCGCTGCAAGCCGCTGTTTCTGCTGCCCGCGACAAAGTGAAAGACCTTGAAGCGGTACAGGAACAAGTAAAACAGCAGTATGCAGCGGGCGAAATCGACCAAGGCGCATACGCCCAGTTTCAGCTTGAACTTGAAACCGCCAGCGCCAACCTGAAAAAGTTGGAAGAACAGCAGAAGCAGTTCGGCAATGTGGCAAAGCAGGTTTTGCAGGAAGCCGGGCAGAAAGTGCAGGATTTTGGCAAAAAAGTCGAAACTGCCGGGGAAAATATAACAAAAGTCGGCGACGGCATGACAAAGAACGTGACCACCCCCATCATGGCGGTGGGCACGGCTGCGGTGGCTGCATTTAGCGCCGTGGACGATGGCACGGACACGATTGTGCGTGCCACCGGTGCAAGCGGCGACGCCCTCGACAGTCTGGTCGGCAGCTATGAAAATGTGGCTACCAAAATTCCGGCAGAGCTGGGCGACGTGGCGTCGGCAATCGGCGAGGTAAACACCCGGTTTCAGACGACGGGCCCGGAACTGGAAAGCCAGACAGAGCTTTTCCTGAAATTCGCAAACATCACAGGCGGCGACGTTGTGGGGTCTGTTGACGATGCAGATAAAGCGCTGGAAGCGTGGGGGCGCGATGCAAGCGACCTGCCCGGATTTCTGGGCATGGTTGCCAAGGCGTCGCAGGATACCGGGCTGAACGCTCAAAAATTGATGCAGGACGTACAGGGAAACAGTGCGAGCTTCAAAGAGCTGGGCTTTTCGCTGGAAGAATCTATCAATTTTATGTCGATGCTTGACGCGAACGGCGTGGAATCCAGCACGGCGCTGGCGGGCTTGAAAAAAGCCGTCGTCAACCTGACCGATTCGGGCATGGACGAACACGAAGCCTTGCAGCAGGTCATCAGCAGTATTAAGGACGCTTCGACCGAAACCGAGGCGCTGGAAAAAGCGCAGGAGGTTTTCGGCACTAAGGGCGCGGCAGAAATGGCTACCGCAATACGTGACGGACGCCTTGACATTGACGATCTATCCGCCAGTATGTCGGACTACTCGACCGTAGTAGACGACACATTCGCAAATACTGTTGACGGCGTGGACGGCGCAAAAACAGCGGCAAACGCTGCAAAAATCGCGCTTGCCGATCTGGGCGGCACTATCAGCGATATGCTGGGCCCGGTGCTGGAACAGGTAACGCAGATTTTACGTAACGCAAAAGCTGCCCTTGACAATATGGACGAAGGACAGAAGCAGGCCATTGTAAAAGTGGCGCTGCTGGTTGCAGCAATCGGCCCGGCTATTGCGATAGGCGGGCGCGTCGTAGGAATCATCGGAACGGTTATAGAAAAAGGCGGCGCGCTCATCGGCTTTCTGGGCAAAGTTCCCGGCGCTGTGACGACGGTCATCGGTGTGGCAAGCAAGGCGGGCAGTCTGATTTCTACCATCGGCGGCGTGGCAATGCCCGCACTGTCGGCGGCAATCGGCTTTCTGACCTCGCCAATCGGCATTGCTGTCGCTGCCATTGTGGGCGCGATCACGGTTTTTGCGCTGCTGTATAACAAGTGCGAGGGTTTCCGCAACGTCGTGAACACGGTCGGTTCGGCGATTCAATCCGGCTGGTCGTCGGCAATGACGGCGGTCGGCAGCCTCGCGAGCAAAGGCATGGAAGCCGCCCGCGCGACGGTTTCCGAAAAACTGACAAATATCCAAAATGCCTACACCCAAAACGGTGGCGGCATCAAGGGCACAGTAGCGGCAACTTTCGAGACTATCAAGAGCTTGCACACAGCGGGCTTTACATTCATCGACAATCTGACAGGCGGAAAGCTGTCCGCAATCGTGGCGAAGTTCAACTTGCTGGACACAGCCAAGACCACCGTGTCGAACGTCATGGAGAGCGTGCGCGGGTTCTTTTCGTCGAAAATCGAAGCCGCCCGCGCTGCGGTGGCGCAGGGCGTCCAGAACATCAACAGCCAGTTTCCCGGCTTGTCCGGCGCAGCCTCGACAGTATCGAACATTATGGACGGTGTGCGCAGTGCGTTCGCGTCCAAAATCGAAGCCGCCCGCAGCGCTGTGTCACAGGGCATAGCCAACATCAAAAACTTGTTCAATTTTTCGTGGAGCCTGCCGCCGATTAAACTGCCGCACTTTTCCGTGTCTGGCAGCTTTTCCCTTAACCCGCCCAGTGTGCCGAAAATCGGCGTCAGCTGGTACAAGCAGGGCGGCATCCTAAACGGTGCGCAGATTTTTGGCAGCATGGGCGACACCCTGCTGGGTGGCGGCGAGGCTGGCGCGGAAGCAGTTCTGCCCCTGTCGAGCTTTTACAGCGAGCTGGCGGCAATCCTTGACGAACGGCTGGCGGCGTTGCAGCACACCGGCCCCCTGATTGAGCAACATAACGAATACCACAGCCCGAAAGCACTAAGCCCGGCGGAAGCCGCCCGCGAGACCCGCGAAGCGACCCGGCAGGCAGTGCGCGCAATCCGAAAGTGAGGTGGTGCGGCCTTGAAAGTTGTTTGCAGAAACAGCGCCACCGGGCGCGCTATTACGTTTGACTATGGCGACGTTGTTTTTTTACAGGACGTCGAGGACATCGGCGCAGCCGACTACACAAACGAAACCAGTAAAAACACCGGCGTCAATGGCGTAACGGTCGAGGGCGAAAGCCAAGACGAACGCCACCCCATAATCCGGGCGGTCGTTATGTCAAACTATGACGTCATACGCGATCAGCTGGACGCTGTTTTTCAAAAGGGCGTTGACGGTACGCTTATGGTGTACCGAGACGACGGCAGCTGCCGCGTGGCAACCTACCGCCCGGAGGGGTGGGAGCTGCCGCCGACCGGCATCGTGCGCGACCTGACCGTAAAACTGTTGTGCGCGGATCCGCTGTTCTACGACCCGGAAGAAGAGTTCACGACGATGGCGGCGTGGCGCAGCCTGTTCAAATTCCCGCTGACGTTCCACAGCCCGTTCAAAATTTCCGAACACGTTGCAAATTTGCTTGCGACCATCGTCAACCCCAGCAGCGCCGCGCAAGCGCTGCGGATTGTGTTCACGGCGACCGGCGAGGTCGAAACCCCCTACTTGACCGACGTCAAGCGGCAGAAAACGCTTAAAATCGGCACGGACGGCAAGCCGTTTGATATGCACAACGGCGACAAAATTGTCGTGACAACCAGCCGGAACAATATGCACATTATGTTGACGCGCGGCGGCGTCGAGACCGAGATCACCAACCGGGCGGCATGGCCCGTCCGCTGGTTACAGCTGCAACCGGGAGAAAACCTGTACCGATACGGTGCAGCGACCGGCGAACAGTCCCTGCAGGTGCAAATCTGGCACCGGCAGAGTTATGGGGGTGCATGATGGCGGAAAATCCTATTTTGTCGTTTTTTGCCCCTGACCTGACACTGGTTTTCGATTTGGGCAAATACACAAGCCTACGCTGGCGGGCAAAATATTTCGAGCCGGGCGAGTTTGAGCTGCACACCAGCCCCGATTATTTCGGGCTGGTGAAATATGGGCAGATCGTTTTGCGCGACGACCGAAAGGACGGCGCGGTGGTCGAGGGTATCCAAGTACAGACCGGCGACCTTGTTATTACAGGGCGCTTTCTGGCGGCAAAGCTCGCGGACGCGGGCGTCCGTGACGTCTACAACATCAACGGCACTATTGAGGCAGCAATGCGCAAGATGGTGGCGGAGCAGTACGGACGGACACAGCGCACGTTGTCCATCAAGCTGCCGACAGCGGGCGGATACACCCCCACAATACAGGCACAAATCAGCCGGAAAAACCTGCTGACTGTAACCGAGGCGCTGGCGCGCGCGGGCGGTCTGGGCTACCGGGTGTTCGCCGACGTAGACGCCCGCTGTCTATATTTCGAGGTTTACAACGGCGTTGACCGTACCGTCCGGCAGGAAGAAAACAACCGCGTTGTTTTTTCTGACGGCGCGGACGACGACGGCTACAACAACGTTGACGACCCGAAATATAACGAGAATCACACCAACGCAAAAAATTACGCCCTTGTTTACGGAGAGGGCGAGGGCGATGCCCGCATTTGCGTGGAGGTGGACGAAACCAACGGCGCAGACCGGCGCGAACTGCTGGTAGACGCCCGCGACCTGCAACAGGGCGACCAGAGCGCGGCGGAATACCGCGCGGCGCTCGCCCAGCGGGGGCGGGATAAGCTGAAAGAGAACCAGCCCACCACCGCCCTTGAAACCGGCATAAAATCAACCTCACAATTCGCCTATATGGTGGATTGGCAGCTGGGCGACATTGTGACCGGGCAAATTACCGCGTGGGGCATGGAGACCGACCAGCGCATTACGGAGGTGGAGGAGGTCTACGAAAGCAACGCCTTGACCGTAACGCCTACGCTGGGAACACCCGCCCCAGAAGCCTACAATTTGGAGGATACAATAGCATGAGCGATACAGCAGAACAGGCTATGCCCACAAAGAGCAACGCAGCGGAAAGCAGCGGCTTCCTTGATGGGCAGGAATACACAGCCGCTTTTTTGTATGAGTTCGTCGCCCTGCTGGTCGGCAACGGCGTCTATAACGGCGAGCTGGCGACAACCGCCACAAGCGGCGATATGAGCGTCACGCACGGCGCGGGTCATGCGTGGATTAACGGCGTACTGTATAAAAACAGCACGCCGTTTTCGTTGCCCATCAACACGGCAGACGGCAGCCTGAACAGGTACGACAGCCTTATGGTGCGGCTTGATTTGTCGAGTAATGAGGCTTACGCCGTCGTTATACAGGGCGAATATGCCGCAACCCCGACCGCCCCGGCAGTCACGCGCAACGCAGAAACCTTCGATTTGAAAATCTGCGATATTTACGTCCCGGCGGGCTGCACCGAGATCACGCAAGCACAAATTACCGACACCCGGCTGGATCCTGACGTCTGCGGCGTGCCGGTGTTCCCAGTCGAGCACCTTGACACGGAAGCGTTTTATAAACAGGTGCTTGCCGATCTCGCACAGTTTAAGGCGGGCAGCGAAGCGGATTTCACGGAGTGGGTCAAGCTGACGAAACAGCAGATTGACGCCACGTTGAAAAATCTGGTCGATACCGTTAAATCCGACGCCGACACCGCCGACAAGACAGTCAAGGACGCCGCGACCGACGCAACGGACAAAATCAGGGACTATCTTGCAGAGCTGCGCACCCTCATCGACGGCGACACCGTGGGGCTGCTGACAGACAAAATCGACACCGCGCGCGGGCTTATCGACAAGCTGACCGCAGCGGTCGAGGCTGGCGAAATCCACGCAAACACAGCGGGCACAGCCGATTTTGCACTTAGTGCAAAATCCGGGAATGTGGGCACGCTGCTGGGCGCTGCCGATGGGCAAGACCTGCAAGCGGTGCTTGCTGATTTCGTCCGCAACATTGAGGCAGGCAAGGTCGTCACGGCGGTAATGACGCCGGACGGCGAAGCCTACACCGCAGCAGACGGCACAGCCTACACAGCGACCCAGAAAATCAATTTTTTATAACGGAGGTTTGAAAAATGCTTTTGAACAACTTACCCGGCGCGGCCGCGGTGGCATCTGCGCATAAAATCGTTGTTACGACCGACGACGGCGACAAGACCATCACCGCCGAACAGCTGCGGGCGTGGGCAGAAAACGAAGCCGCCCACCCCTACAACTACGGCAAGGAAATCGCCCTGGCATGGGATGAAATCAGCACCAAGACGAAAAAGGGTGACTTTACCGGGCTGCGTATCGGCGATTACAAAACCGTGACACTGACGACCGGCGAAATCGTCATCATGGAGATTGCAGGCATTGACCCGTATTTCGGCAGCGGCGATCAGGAAGCCGGGCATCACATTTTGTGGGTGTCTCGCGACTGCCTTGCCACTACATACCAGATGCGCAGCAGCAACACCAACAACGGCACGAGCGCAGAACCTAACCCCTACCGCGCGTCCGCGCTGTTCAGCACCCTGCAAAACACAATTTTCCCCACCGTTCCGGCAGAAATCAGCGCCCACGTCATCGAAATGCGCGGCTTGCTGGAAAAGCGGTACAGCGGCAGCGGAACATTGAACAATGGCAACGACTGGTCGTGGTACAGCCGCGGAAAAGCCATTTTGCTGACGCCGATCGAGGTTTTCGGCACGGCGGGCTGGGGTGAAAGCAGATGGAGCAACGGCGGCGGCGTCAACGTACATCTGCCGCTGTTTGCCGGTTCGTCGAAACACTTCATCAAGCGCAAGGGCAACGGCGGAGAGCGCGTCTACTGGTGGCTTGCTGCGGCTTCTGCCGGAAACAGCCCTGCCTTCTGTTTTGTCTCCAGCAGCGGCTACAGCGCCAGTGACAATGCGAGCGATTCGTTCGGCGTGCCCCTGAGCTTTTTCACATCTTGAATCTGCGCCGCCCATCTCGCCGCTTTATGCGGCGGAATGAGGGCGGCGAAAGGAAGTTAAAAAATGAGCGTACCAAAACGCAACCGCAAGCCCAGCCGCATGGAATTTCTGGTTTTATGCGACGAAATCCGCGCGGATACCACCCGCGTGTTGATGAATCGCAGACTTGTGGAGCCGAAATGGAAATATACCGTTGCGGTTCCGGGCATTCAGATGGCGCAACAAATTTGCTGGTACATCAAGGCAGCAAACTACATTTTCCCCAAAGATGAAACAGCCCTCGCCACCCGCCGAGAACTGCAATATAAAGCGCTGGGCGCTTGCGCGGGGCTTGCCGACCATTTCCGCTATTGCCTCGAAACCCTGTGCGAAACCGACCTGAACGGCAGCCCGAAAAACCTTGTTGAAAGATTCGGGAAAATTTGCGAGAAAATCAACAAGCTGGTGGACGTCCTGAAGGGTTGGCAGGCAAGCGACACGGTGCGCACGCCGAAAGAATGATCCTACGGGTTTTCCGCTGTTTCGCGCGTCAACTGGTGGCTTGCTGCGGCTTCTGCCGGAAACAGCACTAACTTCTGTAATGTCAACAACAACGGCAACAGCAACAATAACAATGCGAGCAATTCGTTCGGCGTGCCCCTGAGATTTGCGGTTCAGCCAGTATTACGAGTAGGGCGGAAACCGCCTAAAAGACAGAGCATACCGCAAAGGAGTGGGAGACCCTGCCGGAAACGGCTAAATAAGGCGCAGTCTGCTGAAAGGCTGCAAGTCCGATGCGGCAGGTCGGACGCTTCTTGCATGACTGGCGGCGCGGCAACCGCCAGTTGCATGGCCTGCCGCCCAGTAGTCCAGATACCGCACCATATAAGACTATACGGAGCCACCAAAATGACAAGCAAGGAAAGACACGACAGACGATACGAACGGAGGCAACAACATCGAAAACAAAAGCAGACCGCCGCCCTTATAGCGGCAAACGATTTTGACCGGGTTATCAGCTATAAAAGCCTATACGCAGCCGCCCGGAAATGCCGGAAAGGCGTCTACTGGAAAGACAGTGTGCGCAGATTTTATGCGAACTTGCTGCTGAATCTGGCAGAAATTCACACAAGGCTTGAAAAGGGGCAGAGTTGCCACCAAAAGACCAACCATTTTGTGATATGCGAACGCGGGCATATGCGGGCTATCACAAGTCATAGATTCGGCGAGCGCGTAGTGCAGACGGCGATCAACAGCGAAATGTTGGTGCCGATGCTTACGCGCTCGCCGATTTATGACAACGGCGCAAGCCAAGCCGGGAAGGGTACGGACTTTGCAGCCGACCGGCTGGAAACTGCCCTGCACAGGTATTTCGACCGCCACGGCAGCAACCGGGGCGCAATCGCGCTGCTGGATTTCCACGACTTTTTCGGTAGTATCGTCAAGGCGGAAGCGCTGGGCGACGTGGGCATAGGGCTGGGCAGCCCGCTGAATCAAACGCTTGCGGTCAACTACGTCAACCGCTGCGACCATCGGCTTGAAAATATGCCGGGCGTTGAGGCGGTGGGCGTCTACATGGACGACAGGTGGATACTGGCGGAAAGCCGGGAAGTTCTGCGGGCAGCGCTGGAAACGATAACGCCGGAGCTGAAAGCCAAGGGCTTGCAGCTGAACACAGCGAAAACCAAAATCGTGCCCATCAATAAGCCGTTTCGGTATTGCCAAACGCGCTATTTTCTGTCAGACAGCGGCGCAGTTGTGCGCTTGCCGATGGGCAGGAAAACGACCCGCTGGCGGCAGAAACTCAAAGCCATGCGGCGTCTGTACGACGCCGGGAAGATACCGACCGGCGAAGATATTCGCGGCTCATACGTGAGCACGCGAGCAACCTATATACGGCGCAACGCGCGGCGGGTACTGCTGCACATGGACGGGCTGTTCACGCAGCTTTTTGTGCTGCCGGGCATCGCGCGACCATTGGAGGGAAACCAAAATGGAAAATGCAAAAAATACCACCGTTGAAATGATGGCAGAAACCCCGCGCCAGAAATACGAAAAGCTGGTGCCTATGCTGATCGAGGGCGCGGGTTACAGCAAAAACGAAGAAAACAAGATCCAGCGCGAAGCCTTTGCCGACTTTCTGGCGGGCAAGACCGACAGCGCGGCAATTACTGCGTTCAAAACCTACACGGCAGAGGTGGACAAGCTGAAAGCTGCTGCCGCGAAAGAATGCGGCTACACACCGGCAGACGTGGAAAGCGCCGCCGATGCAGCGCAGTCCTGAGCTGCGGCGCGCCGCCGACCTGCTGGAAGATGCGGCGGCACTGACTGACGCACAGCATGAAGCCCTTGTGGAAGTGGGGCTGGCTGGCGGCACGGAAGCAGCTTATAAAGAGTTTACGGCAAAATATGCGGCACTGGTGGCAGACACGGACGAAAGCCAACCGCCAGAAATGTGCCGCGAATAACAACACACGAGGTAAAAAACTATGTCTAAAATTTATGGCGCAGATTTTTCCCACCATCAGGGTACTGTTGATTGGGCGACCGTGGCGACGGAGCTGCGGCGCGTCAACGGCGGCACGTCGCCCGGCTTTGCCATTTTACGCGCGGGCTATTCTGCCCGCCACGGCAAGGGCGGTTTGTGGACGGACGGGCAGTTCCTGCGGAATATCCGCGAGTGTGAGAAGTACGGCATCCCCATGGGCGTATATTTCTACTGTTACGACGAAAGCGCGGCGGCGGCAGAGATCACCGCCGAACAGGTTGCCGCCCTGCTGAAAGGTCACAAGTTCGCATACCCCATTTATTACGATGTGGAATACGAGCCGTTTAACACCGGAAAGGACGGCAGCGGGCGCACCCGCGCACAGGTCAAGGCGACCAACACCGCAATGATCTCGGCAGCGCTGTCGAAGCTGGAAAAGCTGGGCTACTACGCCGCCGTTTACTGTTCGCGTGACTTCTTCCTGAATTACACAAACCTGTCCGCGCTGTCGAGCTTCGACAAGTGGGAAGCCGCCTACACCGCCACCGACACCAACGCCGTGCAGAACGGTTTGTGGCAGTATTCCAGCACGAACGCGCTGGGCATCAAGGGCTTTGGAAACAAGCTGGACTGCGACGTCTGCTACCGCGACTACCCCAGCATTATGCAGGCGGCGGGGCTGAACGGCTACACGAAAACCAGCGGCAGCAACGCCGACAACGCGAACGATACCGCCGACGGAGGCACGACGCTGACCCAGCAGATCATCACGGTCGGCCCGGTAAGCAATGGCGACGCTATGCAGTTCTTGCAGCTCGCGGAAAAGCTCAAACTGACCGAGCGCAAGCTGTACGTTTCTAAGTGGGTATAACGGAGGATAAAAAATGAACTTCAACGTTTTTCTTGCGAATTATGTCGCAACCGCAAACAATCTGTTTGTTAAACTGGCGGCGATTGCCGTCGTCATGGATACCGCGCTGGGCGCGTTGCGCGCGGCAAAATACCGCCGTTGGAATAGTTCGGTGGGTATCGACGGCGGTATTCGCAAGGTTGCCATGGTGCTGTCTATCCTGTTTTTGGTGGCGGTCGATATGCTGCTGCACGTCGATGTGCTGTCGTTCGGATTCGTCAGCGAAGAGGTGCGCCAGGCGCTTGCCGCTGCAAACGTCACAAATCTGGGCATTGCGGAATTTTTCTGCCTTATGTATATTTTGTATGAGTGTACCAGCATTTTGAAAAACGCTTTGCTGTGCGGTGTGCCCTGCCCGAAAGGACTGCAAAAGAAACTTGCCGAATGGCTGGCGCAGTTCACGGAGGAAACGAAAGAGGACGTCGTGGCAGCGGTCGGCGGGAAAGTTAAAACCCACCTCGCCACCTCGATGCTGGAAGAAATGGAAACCGACGAACTGGAAAGCCTCGCCCTTGCAATGGGCTTGACCGTCAAAGACGGCACAGACCGTGCGGAACTTATCAAGATGATTGCCGCGACCGAGGTATACGTTGACCCCGATAACTGCACCGGCATTGCCGTGGCATAACAAATAAAAGCCCCACCGGTTTGCCCGGTGGGGGCTTTCTGTTTTGCCGAGAAAAACAAAGTCTGCAACTATCAGACCGATAGGCAGCGCGGAGATCACTGTCTTTTTTATTCTGCTTTTATAAAAAACACAATGCCGGAGGAGTAGTAGACCTGAAAGGAACCCTCGACCGTTTCGGCCACGGTGTTGCCGCAATCGTAGTCGTAGATGTTGAATCTACCAGAAATCAACGTGAAGTAGTTGAGGGGCGCGGTGTCTATCTCGCCGCTGTTGTAGATGCAGAACGCGGAATCGCCGTCGCCTGCGCCGGTTGGAATCAGAACGGAGAAGGAATCATTTGCGATTTTGACCGCGCCCGCGTCGCTGACTGTATCGCGGCGGTTACCGCTGGTAAGCTGCCACGGATCCGGCGTCGGTGGCGCGGCAAGTCGGTTGTCGGTGTAGGGTTCATCTTCGTCGATGAGCCAGTCACGACCGACGCGGCGGGCTGTTTTGAAACCGCCGCGCAGTGCCTTTTGACGGACGGTGACAGGGCTGCGGTTGTGTCTGGCGGCGTATTCGGTGATTGTGATTTCCATAAAAGCCTCCTTTGTGCGTGTGGCGTATTTTATTCGCACTCGGTAAGAACCAGCGTAGTGAAAAGGCTCTGCGCTGCGGCGGTGCGTTTCGGGTCGATGAACTGGACGGCACGATAGGAAGGATTGCTGCGGATAAACTTGTTCATGATTTCGAGGACTTCCTGCGTTTTGAGGTGCTTAACACCGATGGAACGGCAAACATCGTAGAAGTGAATCTCGCGGCAGCTTTTAGCGGTCTCGCAAAGGGTGTTATAAACGTTCAGCTTGTACTCTTTCATGATGTTTCCTCCTGTATGTGGTTGTTTATCTCTTAGTGTGTCTATATTATACATCTCTAGCGTTGTATTGCCAATGCTTTTTGCAAAGATTTTTTAGAACTTCCTGCAAAAATTGGCGTAAAGACTGGCGGCGATTGCCGTCGCCGCAGCCGAGGTATATGTTGACCCCAAGAGCTGCACCAGCGTCGCCACGGCATAAACAAATAAAAGCCCCCACCGGGTTTGCCCGGTGGGGGCTTTCTGTTTTACCGAGAAAAAATGAAGTCTGCGACTATCAAGCCGATAGGCAACACAATGATTTTTTTTCGGATATGGATGGCAGGGGTAGACCGTTGCCGGTCGTATCCAAAAAACGTGTCAAGTTCGGATAATGGCGCAGTTATGAGGTTTTCGGGCAGTTTATCCGGGGTGACGTGCGCGGGGTTCAGGACGATGCGCACCCGATGACCGCCGCCGTCATCATCGTACACGATAATTTTTTCGACAAATTCACGGATAAACGCCCGCAGCTGTTCCGGCTGCATATTTTCAAGCCGGATATTCGCCCAGACCCGGCGCAGCTGTTCCACTGTGTCAGCCGTCTTGCGGACGTCGTCCCCCAGTGCGTCCACTTCTGCTTGCAGGGTGGCTTGCTGTTTTCGGAGGTCGTTTATGCGCTGAATCGTCAGCGGCGCGTCAAGTCCGTTCTCTATGGCGGCATAAAGCCGATCAATTTTCTGCTGTAAAATGCCTATTTCTTTCCGCAACTCGCTGGCGTGTTCTGCAGGGGGCGTTCCCGGCTGCGTAGCGCCCAGCACAGCGGCGCAGATCGCGTCCATCGTTTCGGGGCGCAGGACAACGTGCTGCAGGTAGTCAACGACCGCCTTTTCCAGTTTGTCGGCGGGCACGGCGCGGACGTGCGCACCATCGTCGTGCAAGCGCTTCTTATTGATGCAGCTGTAATACCTGTATTCGACCGGCTGCCCATGGCTTTTATACCGGCGCATTTCGCCGCCCATCTGCCCGCCGCACCCGCCGCAGACGACCAGCCCGGAAAGCAAATAAAACGCTTTTGCCTTGTGTTGGGCGTTGCGGTGGCGGCGCTTTTCCATTTCGTCTTGTACGCGCTGCCAATCTGCCGGATCAATGATTCGCGGCATACCGTTTTCGACGCAGACCCATTCGTCGCGGGGTTTCA